AACATCAATGCCAAGCAAGCCCGTATCAAGGCTGGTTCTGGTGAAAAGATGAACAGGGTGGGGTCTAAGGCCGCGCCTAGTGCTGCTGACTTCAAACAAGCTGCAAAGACTGCAAAGAAACCCAAAAAGGCAAAGTAGATGAAAACTTCTGCTTGGCAACGATCCGAGGGTAAAAACCCGAAAGGCGGGTTGAATGCCAAGGGGAGAGCATCCTATAATGCTTCTACTGGTGGCGATCTTAAAGCGCCAGTAAAGTCGGGGGACAACCCTCGTAGAGCAAGTTTCTTGGCGCGTATGGCTGGCAATGATGGCCCTGAGTACGACAAGAAAGGCGAACCGACAAGACTGCTTCTTTCGCTGAAGGCATGGGGTGCATCCTCAAAAGCTGACGCAAAGGTAAAAGCCAAGTCTATTTCAGAACGAAATAAGGCGAAGGCAAAATGAGAGCATTATCGGTTGGTGTTAGTCCCGCAGCGGCAGTAGACACAACAGTCTATACCTGTCCTACGGGCTATTACGCCAAATTCACTGTAATGTATATACACAATACAGGCGGCTCTACCAAGCATATAACTGTTCAATGGTTTGACGCTAGTGCTAACAGCACTCTTGATATATTGACTCAATACAACTTTACTTCAAAAAACTATCTTCAGTTTGATGGCAATGCCTACATTGTTTTAGAAGAAGGCGACAAAATCAAAATAACTACTGAGTCAGCAAGCACATTCAGTTTTATAGCAACATTTGAAGAAGAGGGGTTGACTCGATCATGACCTACATTGAACTTATCAACGATGTTTTGATTCGGTTGCGTGAGACTACCGTAGCCACTAGCGGAGAAACCACCTATTCCACATTGATAGGTAAGTTTGTCAATGATGCCAAACGCCAAGTAGAAGATTCGTTTAGCTGGAACGCGCTCGGCACTACGGTAACGCTGACAACAGTGGCGGCAACTTACAGTTACAGCCTCACTGGTGCAGGGCAAAGATTTCAAGTTATGGATGTTATTAACACTACGTCAAACGTAGGAATGAAAAACATCAGTTTTGTTGAGATGAACCGATATCAAAATCTTGTACCCACCACAAACGGTATTCCGCAGTATTACGCATTTGATGGCGTAGACGCTAGTGGTGACACTAAAGTAACGCTCTACCCCCGTCCAGATGGGGTATACAGCATCCCGTTTTCATTAACAGTGCCGCAGGCAACTTTGTCCTCTGACGCTACATCAATCTTGGTTTCTGATGCCTTGGTGGCGCAGAATGCTTACGCTAGGGCTTTGGTTGAACGTGGTGAGGACGGTGGTTTATCGTCCTCTGAGGCGTATCAACTTTACAGGTCAATGCTTTCTGACGCCATTGCCTTAGAGGCTACTCGCTATCCAGAAAATCAGGAGTTTATTGCGATATGAGCCAAGCACTGCAAACTGCTAGTGTTCAAGCGCCAGGCTTCTACGGGCTAAACACGCAAGACTCGCCTCTGGACTTGTCTAGTGGGTTTGCTTTGGAGGCCACTAACTGCATCATTGACCAGTACGGACGCATTGGCGCTAGAAAAGGGTGGTCAAGGATTAATGCAGCATCAGGGAATCTTGGTGCTAATGATGTTGGCGTTATCCATGAATTAGTGCAAATTGATGGGACTATCACAGTTCTTTTTTCCGGTAACAACAAACTCTTTAAGTTAAGCAGCACCAATACCATTACCGAGTTAACGTATGGCGGCGGTGGTACTGCTCCTACGATTACAGCTAATAACTGGTCATGCGCTTCCCTCAATGGCATTACTTACTTCTTCCAAACTGGTTACGATCCATTGATCTACGACCCAGCAGTAAGCACAACGACATTTAGGCGCGTCAGTGAGAAAACTGGTTATGTTGGTACTGTTCCAAGCGGAGATATTGTTATTTCAGCGTTTGGTCGCTTATGGGCTGCTAATACTGCATCAGTAAAAAGCACGGTATATTTTTCAGACTTGCTGGCCGGTCATGTATGGTCAACTGGAACATCCGGTTCATTAAATGTTGACAGGGTTTGGGCTAATGGAGCCGATGAGATCACGGGCCTTGCAACGCATAACGGTGCCTTAATCATCTTTGGCAAACGTCAAATATTGGTTTATCAGAACGCAACAACGCCAGCAACAATGTCATTAAGTGACGCTGTTGGAGGTATCGGCTGCACTGGTAGGGACACAATCCAAAGCACGGGTAAGGACATCCTTTTCCTGTCTAACTCTGGTGTTAGGTCATTCGCCAGGACAATCATTGAGAAGTCTGCGCCATTGGGTGATTTGTCAAAGAATGTTCGTAATGACTTGATAGCATCACTTTCCAGCGAAACTTTGGCTAACGTCAAATCAGTCTATTCTGAGAAGGAAGCGTTTTATCTGCTTACCTTGCCATCTACCAAGGAAGTCTACTGCTTTGATACGCGAGTGCAGTTGCAGGACGGATCGTTTAGGGTGACTGTTTGGGACTCCATTGAGCCTACTGCTTTACTATATCGGCGCAATGGTGACTTGGTTATAGGCAAGAACGGGTATCTTGGTAAGTACGAAAATTATCAGGATTACACATCATCGTATCGTTTGCAGTATTACACCAATCACTCTGATTTGGGGATTGCAAATGCTACCTCAGTTTTGAAGAAGTTAAGGACGGTGGTTATTGGTGGAACAAACCAGTTCATCACAATGAAGTGGGCGTTTGACTTTACAACAAATTATTTGTCCAACAATGTTTCTATACCAACGCAAGGAATAGCCGAATACGGGATTGCTGAGTACGGAGCAAATGCAACCGTGGTTGCGAAATATTCTGACGGTGTTGCTTTGCAAACTTTAGTTACGCAAGCCAGCGGCGCGGGTAAAATTGTGCAAACTGGATATGAGGCAACGATAAACGGCAGTGCCCTGTCTATTCAGAGGATAGAAATCCAATTTAAGGATGGGAAACAAACATGAGCGCGTATCTGAAACAAGGAGATTGATTTGTCTAATTACACACAAAGTACGAATTTTGCGACTAAGGATGCGCTTACGTCTGGCGATCCTCTCAAAATTCTCAAGGGTACGGAGATCAATACTGAGTTTGCCAATATTGCTATTGCGGTGGCAACCAAGGCAGACCTGGTTAGCCCTACGTTCGTGACTCCTGCGCTGGGAACGCCTAGCAGTGGAGTGATGACAAATGTCACTGGTTTACCTCTGACCACTGGAGTAACTGGCACCTTACCTGTTGCAAATGGCGGTACGGGCGTAACAAGTTCAACTGGATCAGGCAACAATGTTTTGTCCACAAGCCCAACTTTGGTAACTCCTATTTTGGGAACGCCTACGTCGGGCGTACTCACTAACACTACGGGTTTACCCTTAACTACTGGAGTAACTGGTACGCTTCCAGTAGCTAATGGCGGTACAGGAGTCACAGTTTCAACCGGCACGGGTAGCACAGTTCTTTCCACTAGCCCTACTCTAACAACTCCTGTTTTAGGAACGCCAACTAGCGGCACCTTAACAAATTGCACGGGCCTACCTGTTAGCACTGGCGTTAGTGGTTTGGCTGCTAACGTAGCTACATTTTTGGCAACGCCATCAAGCGCTAACTTAGCTGCGGTTTTGACAGACGAGACAGGGACAGGCGCTAGTGTATTTGCAACCAGCCCGACGCTGGTGACTCCTGCTTTGGGGACTCCTTCATCGGGAACAGCTACCAATCTGACGGGATTACCGCTTTCAACAGGTGTTACAGGAACTTTGCCGGTAGCTAACGGCGGTACTGGAGTCACAAGTTCTACTGGTTCTGGAAATACCGTACTTTCAACTAGCCCTACGTTAGTCACACCTTTGCTAGGTACGCCAACATCAGGAAATTTAGCAAACTGCACATTTCCTACGTTGAATCAAAGCACGACGGGAAACGCATTAACAGCCACTACCGCTACCAATGCCACTAATGCCACTAACGCTACCACAGTAACTACAACAGTCTCTTCTGGTGCTGTAGGCACAACTCAATCCAATGGTGACAACAGCACTAAAATTGCCACTACTGCGTATGTGCAGAACATGGGATTTGGATTAAGTCAGAGTTGGCAAGATGTAACTGCAAGTCGTGCAGTAGGGACTACATACACAAACTCCACTGGAAAGCCAATTCAAGTTTTAATTTCGGCTCTTACAACAAATAGCGGAAATGGGTCTATTAATATAGGTGCGACGGGTGCTTTTCAAGTATACGGTGGCCCGTCAGCATCGGGGGTTGTAAATTCAGTTAGTTTTACAGTTCCATCAGGGCAAACATATGTTTTGACGGATGTTTCTGGAACCATAACTATTGTTAGCTGGGCTGAACTTCGTTAAAAAAGCACAGCATGATTACTCACCACTTTAGCGATGGCTTGTATGCAAAGGAAACGCATATTAGTGCGGGTCAGATGTTGATGCAACACCAGCATGAGTATTCACATTTTGGCATTATTGCTAAAGGTAGAGTTGTTTTTGTCAAGGATGGGGACATACAAATCATTGATGCTCCAGCCTGTTTGAACATTGTTGCAGGTCAAAATCATGGCATTAAAGCTATGACCGATGTTGTTTGGTATTGCATTCATCACACTGACGAGAAAGACCCGTCAAAGATAGATGATGTTTTGATTAAAGGGGATTGATATGCCTTTCGTTATTGCTGGTGGTGCCTTATTAGGCGGGTTGCTACAAGGCAACTCAGCGCAAAATGCTGCAAGACAGCAAGCCGCTGCACAAGATAGAGCCGCCCAACTTGCCGCTGAAGAGGCCCGTTTCCGGCCTGTAGGTGTCACCACTAGGTTTGGTACATCACAGTTCCAAACAGGCCCAGATGGGCGCGTTAGCGGGGCTGGGTACACACTAGACCCTGCGCTAAGAGCCTATCAAGATCGCTTTTTGGGATTGGCGGGTCAAGGACTAACGCAAGCCGAGCAAGCACAACAGCAATTTGCACCGATACAGCAAGCAGGCCAAAGTCTATTTGGGCTTGGTCAGCAGTACCTTAACCAGCCTGCGGATCAACGATTGGGCGGTATTGCAAACCAATACCTTGGGGCGCAACCCAATTTCGGCATAGGACAGATTGGTCAGCGACTGTTGGGTCAAGGACAAGACCAGCAGTTAACTGACATAGCGCGTCAGCAGTTCGGCGGTGTTCCTACTGAGATAGGCGCAAGAGGCTCTGAGTTTTTGCGTCAAGGCCAAGACCAACAACTACTTGACATTGCTCGACAACAGTTCAGACCTGTTTCTACTGATATAGGCGCAAGAGGTGCCCAGTTTTTGAACCAGGGTCAAG